AGGTGGTAAGATTTATTTCGTCCAGGATAGGATCCGGCACGAAGTTTTCCCCTGAGCAGTGTCAGTTCACCGCTCTTGGCCGCAACTTGTCCACATCCGAGATCTCAGGCCCACGACGGGAAGCCGTACCCTTCAACGCCTGCAGCCGCTCCTTCATCCTCCACTGTGCCAAGATCACTGAGTCGGGCGCGCCTTTAACGCCCCAGCGACGAATAGTACGCTGGAACGCAAAGGCCACATCCGCCTGTTCACGCTTTATGAGCAGGTACGGATATACACCCGTCATAACCTCGACCGCATGACGAGAAGAAACACACCAGAAGAAACGTGGCGACCAGTCAGGCCGCTGCCGCTTCGACAGGTAGCAGGAACCGCCAAAGGTACAACGCAGCCAGTCGACCAGCCGCACGTCTGTATTAGCGATGGTTACTTCGATGTAGAGGATACGTCGTCTCCGCAACCTGCCGCTCTTTACAGCCGCAATGCGAATACAGCCCTCACCATCAATGTACGCAGCCAGACGCGCCCAATCTACCTGACTGACCACTGCAAGTCTTGAGATTGCCTCGTTCAAACCAGTTGGTACCGTGCGCCTTTGTACTATGCGCTCTTTGCCGTCTCAGGCTGCCCCAGGGGGACGCCCCGGGAGCGCCGGTCCTGGAAGGACTCGGCGGCTTTCATCCAGCGTTGCTCGCGGCCCACAGCGGAGTTCCGGTCCTGCGGGAGCGGCTGGTTATTGCCGTTGTTCCCGGTATTCCCGTTCCGCGCTGCCGCAGCCGCTTCAGCATCCTTCTCGGCCGGTGTCTTCATGTCGCGAGCGAAGATCGGCGAGTGTTCACGCTGTTGCGGCATACCCCGCAGATTACCCCCGTTCATGGCAGCCTCGGTATTCTGCCGGCGCATCTCCGTCTCCAACTTGCCTCGAACCTCCGTCTCAATGGCGGCGCGTTCGAGTTCCTGGCGCTTCTTGGGCACCTCGAAGGTCTGTTCCCAAATCTGGCGCAGGGATCGCTGAGGCTTGTTCTGCCGCCCCAGCTGACCGTTGGTTTCCATAGCCTTCGCCAGGAGTGCCGAGCGGCCATGCAGGACGTTGCCTGAGGCGTCGGTGTACTCGAAGGTGCGAAGGGACTTGCCGAACAGTTCCATGTGCTCTTCGGACAAATCAGCGAATTCCGCCATCAGTGCCGGTGCCGACGAATCGAACCGGTTGACCTGACGCTGGAACTCTTCCACAGTGACGTAGTTAACGGGAGGATTCCCGTTGCCGTTGCCGCCGCCTCTGTCGCCACCCCCATTGTTCTGGGGGTTAGCAGCCGGCGCCGCGATTCCCTCGAGAAGCGAGGTCTCGTCGGCACCGAACCGATCGGCGATCGACTTGATGCGCGCCCGAAACTGGCCTTCGGTGATGCGTGCGGATTCCAGATCTGCGAGCGCCTTGTTGTACTTAGTGTCGAGATCCTTCTTCCAGTTGGCCAGGTTGGTACGCTCGTCGAGGACAGCCTGTACATCGGCCTCGAGAGAACGCCTCTGGTCGCCAAGCTCTTGCGTTTTGCGGGAGTAATCCCGCCGCATGAGTACTTGGTCCTTGAGACGCCCCGTGACTTTCTCCTTGCCGAGAATGTTCTGCAGGGTACCGATTTCTTCCTGCGACAGCGACCCGTCGGCTGCAATGTCGGCGAGCCAGGAGCGCAGTTCGAAATCGTCTTGCTGTTGCTGGTTATTGCCTGGAGGCATGGTTGGCTCCGTCCCCGTAGATCAGGGGATTGTGGATGAACTCACCGCCGAGGTTGTCGCCCGCGCGAACGGCCTCCTGCGGTGGCTTGAAAAGTGGAACGTCCGTGAAAAAATGATCCGCCAACGCGTCACCATACAGGCTATCGAACGTAACGGCATCGAGCGCGTCAACGGAAACAGGACTGGAAACAGGCCTGCGTGCTATACAAACTGCGGAAGGTGAAACGGTCAGTGCCGTGCGTACAGCAATCAGTACAGCAGACAGCCTGTGTATAAGTTCGCGACGCGTCACGCGAAGGTCCTCGGCGCTGGCGGCTCTTGCGCCATGTTCGGCGACGCCACCGACTTCGACATCGCCGACCGGATCGCATTCACGGCCTGACGAAGGTCCTTCGCGGCCTCAGGGAACTCCTGGGCCATCGCGTTGATCTGGTTCTCCATGTCACGGTAGCGCATCATGATAGCGCGCAGCCGTTGCTGCGGATCGGGCGCCGTCTGCTGGGGCATTGGGCCAGCCAGCGCGTCCATGGGAGGAGGAGATTGGGGAGGGGTTTGGGCCGCGCCGCGGGACTCAGGGGATCCTGGTGCGCCAGGAGGAATGAACCCGGGAGTGAACGGCGAGGAGATTGAGGCCATCTAGCGCTTCGCTGACACGCGCCGCGTGAAGGGAGTCCGGACCTTACCCATGGTCCTCATCTCACCCTTCGCCGCACGCTTTCCGCCACGTTTCATGTGTTGTCCTGCGGTTGAGCCTGGACGCTGGCTAGGATCTCTACCGCTTCATCCCACCGCGCTTACGACGGTGGGGACGTTTCGTGCCGCGACGGGCCATATCCAGTCGCGACGCTTACTACCGCTTCTTGTGACGCTTGCGGCGGTTCGCAACCTCGCGGGTCTCGAAAAGCATCGCTTCCTCCTTCCCCGACCACAGCCCCTGATGGGGAGCTATCGGTACACAGAGTCAACTACCGGGTACTGCCAAGTGCAGGCCAGCGTCCAGGCCATCACCTGACGGGAATGTTAGTACCGGTACGACTAGGATGTCAAGTACTTTCGTACCGGTACCCGAGTACCAGGTTAGCGAGAGGCAATCTGTGGGTTGGACTGAGACGGGGAGACGCCAGTCAAGCGGATCATCTTCGCGGCCTTGGACGGGTCGATCTTCGCGAGTTCCGATAGCCACACGTTGAGAGCTTGGCGAGCCTCGTCAGGCGTAAGGCCAATCGAGTATGCCTGCGTTGTGCGCGGGTCAGCAGATGGATCAGCAATGGTGCTGGCAGCGAGGCGTACGCCGATCTCATCTGCAGGCCAGCCGGAATTCTGAATGCGCTGCGCGATCTCTGGCGGCAGCTTGCTAAATAGCTGCTGAACAGGCACCTGGGTGTCTCCAAGGATCTGGTGAGCGGTCTCATGCCGGGGCACTCCTTGACCGGTCAGGCCGGTACGGGTGAAAGGGTCTGCGGTGCCGGGGGCGAGCACAGTGACCGGGCCGGAGGGGAGGTTCTGGCGCACGAGTTGAGCAAGTGGGCCGTGGCCTACGCCGACATCACCGGGTTGCATGAAGGTCGAGCCGAACGAGCCCGATTCGAGCGAGGCCATCTGGGACGGGTCATGCGAGACGATCATCGGATTGCGCGTGAACCGGTTGTAGGCCATGGAGTAGTCAGGCTGGGCTTGGAGTCCGAGACGCGTCGCGACGTCGCCGATCGCGCTGCCGACCTGATTCTTAGCGAGGCCCGGGTAGCGCGAGAGCAGCTCGAGGAAGTCAGGCATAGCGGGGCACCAGCAGCTCCGGATCAAATCGTTCCGTGTGTGGATTCCAGCCGATATCTGGCTGCCACAGCAAGTGACAGTTCGAGCATATCCACCCGATCGGCAGGCCGTAGCGGATCGCCACACAGTGCATGACACTATGACAGTGAACGCAGTGGCAAACCATCATCGAGACTCCGCAACCACCTTCAAAGCTGCGCAGGCGTGTACGCGATTTCGCGAACGAGCATCTGCGCGTCCAGCGAAAGAAGGCCACTCGACTAGTGCATGTCTATCCGTTACCCGCATGACCAAGCCGACCTCGTGGTTCCTCCAGGGCGGATACTCAGCATTTGCCGGACGTCTGATCAACTGCACACGATCTCCAGCCGTCATCGCGACTCCGCGACCGTCTGCCTGCCGCCCTTGTTCACGATGTGCGGTGCAGCATGGCTGGAGGGCTTACGACCAGCTCCTTGCCCAGGCTTCTGCGGCATGATCTCGCCCACGAGCTTCATCCACGCGACCCAACGCGCCATGATGTCCTTGGTCGCTGGTGGTTCGGAGCCGATCGTGATGTCCATCTCCTTGCCGAGCGTCCACGGATCCATCGGGAACGGCGTGCCTGTCATGCGATAGAGCTGCAGGTAGAGCATCTTCCGCGCCATCTGCGTGATTTGGTGCAGGGATTGTGGCGTGACGTGGAACACGAAGTTGTCCATGTGCCAGCGTGCACGCTGCCAGAGCGGAGTCGAGGAGGATGTGTCCGTCGACTCGCCAATCATGTGCGACGGGATCATCGAGGCGGGCTCGTAGTCGTAGTCCTCCTCGACCAGCCCGTCCTTGCCGCCCAGGATCTGCACGCGCCGCGGCGCTGTGTAGAACTGGAAGAAGAGCGCCTTCACCATTTCGCCCAAGTCGCGGAGGGAGGCTTCCATGCCGCGTGACATGTCCTGCACAAGCGGCCCGAGCATCTCCATGATCTTATCGATCGATTCGGAGGCCGGGATCTGGCGGGCCTTGGCGATCGCGGTCAGGTCACGCACGCCGGAGACGTGATCCATCTGCTCCCAGAGCACCTTGATGAACTCGGGGATGAAGGCTTCGACCTGGTACCACTGCGGCGCCAGGATCGCCTTGATCGGCTCGCCCGTCATGCCGAGCGGCGCGGGGACAGACTGCCCGCCCTGGCGGAAATCGAGATCGTCCATCAAGGTCTTGGCGAGGACGTTCGGGTCGTACCAGACATTGGGGCGCAGGCGTGCGTTGGCGGCATCGTCGATCGCGCGCATGAGTGAGTTTGCAGAGGCCTGCATCGGCGCCATGTCACGCAGGGGAGAATAGCCGCAGACTTCCCACGGCCAGTCGTCGGGGGTGAAGCCGACGAGCGGCACCTTCTTGTGCCACCAGGGCGAGGGGCCGTCTGAGATCTCGAGATTGCACTCGGGGCAGGTAATCAGCAGACGCCGCGCCGGATAGAGCATGGCCTCTTCACGCGTCACCTTGCGCTTCAGGAACTGACCGCTCGCGGGATCACGCTGCGTCGTATCGATCAGCTTCTCGAAGGGTGGCACCAGATAGCCGAAGTTCGTATCGGGATCGCCCACTTGGATGTCGTCAGGGCCGAGGTTGATCGACGGGTCCATGATGTAGGCGTAGAAGATATCGAGCATCGGAAAGGGCGAGTCGTCTTCTTCGCGGCGCTGCTGCCCGCCGCCGAGACGACGCAGGATCGGGGTGACGAAGCCGGTGACGCGCCCCATGCCGCGGCGCAGGGCACCCGAAGCTACGTAGGTCGGAGCGAACTTGTCGGCGAGCGTAGGCCACATTGCACAGGCCATGTGAATGGGGGTACGTACACGGATGATCACGGCGTAGGCACCCTGAATGTCATGCGAGGGAGGAAGCTGCACGAAGAGCACGTCGCGCGGGCCGTATACGTTCAGGTAGATGTCGCCGCGGCCTGCGTTCCAAAAGTCCCGGCGCCACACCGGCGAGATGTACCCGGTCCCCATGACCATCGCGTACTGCAACGCTTGGCGGATCCGGCGATCAGCGAACGTGTTCAGCCACCAGCTGTTGAGCAGCTTGTTCAGGACGACGGCGTGCGAATCGTAGTCCCGGTTGTCGTTCTTGTAGCCCCAGAGTGGCCGAAGGTTGGAGAGGGAGGCGACGATCTCACGGACGTTGCGCTTGGCGCGGTTGACGCGCACGCCGGATAATGAGCGCGCAGTGCGGCCGTCGGAGGTCGAGGTGCCAGCGATGACATCGAGCGCGCGGTCCATGTCCATGAAGGCGCGCTGGGTCTTGAGGAACTGTTCGCCTTCCTGAATGGCTTCACGCACCCAGCCGAG